TAAAACAGGATATAAGGCGTATAAAAAAGCTTTAGATATTTTATCTAATCAAGATGAATACGATATTAATATGTTAGCTATACCAGGTGTAATTAAAAATCTTCATAGTTCAGTATGTAATTTAGGTATTGATATGTGTGAAGAAAGAGGAGACGCTTTCTATGTGATGGATTTAACAGCAGTAGATGCCTCAGTAAATCAAGCAGTACAAGATGTAAGTGGATTAGATTCAAATTATGCAGCAGTATATTATCCTTGGGTTAAAGTACTTGATACAAATAAAAATAAACCAACATTAGTCCCTCCTTCAGTAATAGTACCTGGAGCTATAGCAGCTTCAGATAGGATTGCTGCTGAATGGTTTGCACCAGCAGGTTTAAATAGAGGTGTTTTAGGAAATGTAATAGAAGCTAAAATAAGATTAAATCAAGCTGAAAGAGACACATTATATGATAATAAAATTAACCCAATAGCAACATTCCCACAAACAGGGGTTTGTATTTGGGGCCAGAAAACATTACAAGAAAGATCAACAGCATTAGATAGAATTAATGTTAGAAGATTATTGATAGCTCTTAAGAAATTTATTGCAAGTTCTTCTAAGTATTTAGTATTTGAACAAAATACAACAGCAACAAGAAATAGATTCTTAAATATTGTTAATCCATACTTAGAATCAGTACAACAAAGACAAGGATTATATGCATTTAGAGTTGTAATGGATGAAACAAATAATACACCAACAGTAATTGATAGAAATCAATTAGTAGGTGCTATTTATTTACAACCAACTAAAACAGCTGAATTTATAATACTAGACTTTAATGTATTACCAACAGGAGCTACATTCCCTGCATAAAAAATGAAAAAATTTATATTTATAATAAAACAAGAAAAATAAAATAAAAGATGGCGATATTAAATACAAATGAAATGATGTTTACAGCATTTGAACCTAAATTACAAAATAGGTTTATAATGTACATCGATGGAATTCCAGCATACTTAATTAAAAAGATACAAAGACCAAATATTTCTTTTAATGAAGTAGTACTTGATCATATTAATGTAAAAAGGAAATTAAAAGGAAAAGCAACATGGAATAATGTCACTTGTGATTTATATGACCCAGTAACACCATCAGGAGCTCAAGCAGTAATGGAATGGATTAGATTATCACATGAATCAGTTACTGGTAGAGATGGTTATTCTGATTTTTATAAAAAAGATATTAGAATTAATACATTAGGACCTGTAGGTGATGTTGTTGAAGAATGGATATTAAAAGGAGCTTATTGCCAAACAGCTAATTTTGGAGATATGGATTGGACATCAGATACTCCAGCTAATATTAATTTAACTATAGTAATGGATTACGCTATCTTAAATTACTAATATATACTTATTTTTTGTAAAAAGGTGCTATTTTTAGCACCTTCTTTATTCTACATATATGTATATCTGAACTAGTTTTTAATAAAAATAACGTTATGCAAACAAACACAGAAAATAAACAACAATTTCCAACAGAAGAAGTTACTTTACCTTCAAAAGGGTTGTTATATCCAAAAGATTCTCTTTTAAGATCAGGAAAAATAGAAATGAAATATATGACTGCTAAAGAAGAAGATATCCTTACAAATCAAAATTATATAAATAATGGAACTGTGATAGATAAGTTGATAAAATCACTTATTGTTACTCCAATTAATTATAATGAATTATTAATAGGTGATAAAAATGCAATATTAGTAGCAGCTCGTATTTTAGGATATGGTAGTGATTATGAATTTTCATATTCTGGAGAAGATTATACAATTGATTTAACAAAAATAGAAGATAAAGAGTTAAGTAAAAATGTTACAAATGTAGGTAAAAATGAATTTGATTTTACTTTACCTGCTTCTAAAATTAAAATTACATTTAAATTATTAACACATGGTGATGAAAAATCAATAGCGGCTGAATTAAAAGGTCTTAAAAAAATTAATAAAAATGCATCTCATGAATTAACTACAAGATTAAAACATATTATTTTATCTTTTAATGGTGAATATGATAAGTCAAAAATTAGAGAATTTGTAGATAATCAACTGTTAGCTAGAGATGCAAGATCTTTATTTACTAGAG